AATAAGATATCTAACAGCCGTAACAATATTGTTGTTACTATAATAGTCAAGTTGAAACTTATCAGACAAATTAATGCTATCTTTAGGTAAGGTCTCGACTTTAAAATCTGACTTAGTTTTTTCATCTCTTTCAGTTATGTCTTTAACATCAGGAATATATTCCTTTAATTCCTTAATAATTTCCTCATCAGTATTGCCTGCTACTTCCTTAATCCATCTTAAAGGCTTTCCAGACCAACCACAATTGTGACAAAATATGTTCTCGTTTTTTGGTATATAATAACAACGACGTTTTTTACCTAGGGACTTACCCTCTCTACAAATAGGACAGCTGCATTGATATACATTGTTAAATTTATTATACTTTGGATAAAACCCTAGCTCAAAAAACTTAAGTATGACAAAGTCTTCAGGAAGCGATATCATTTAATTTATTATAAAGACTTTTCATAAAAAACAAATTATGCCAATCTTCTTTTTTATCTAAAATACGGTTAAAGGAGCGTTCCTTACAATAACTAAGAAACGTTTTATAACAAGGATCAATTTTAACCGCTAATTGTTCCTTATAATATTTTTTTTCTTCTGGTAATTCTTTATACTTATCTAAACAAAATATATCAGCATTACGTTGAAATATTTTGTGTTCTTTTTCTGTTAAAATATACCCGGGGTCTTTTAAATATTTTTGAACGGTCTTTTTTCCGAACCCCCGGATGCCAGGCACATTATCAGACGCGTCGCCTATTAAACACTTTGCTGTATACCATTCATCAACGTTTTGATATCCAGTCTGCTCTTTAAAATTATTGTCTTCAAAGAATTTTTTACGTATGGGATCATATAAAGTACACTCAGAACTAACCAACTGCAAAAAATCTTGATCTACCGAAACAATAACCTTGTTACCTTCGTGCTCTTTACAAATATAAGCAACAATGTCATCTGCTTCTAGCTGACTAGGAAAAATAGAGTTAATCCCCATTGAATATAGTATGGATTTAATTACCTCATTATTCTCATGCGGTGCTTGATCCTTGCTCCGATTACCCTTATATTCCTTTAAAATGCTCTTGCGTATATTAGGTGTGTGGTCTTTTTTTTCATCCCATACAAATATAGTACTATCCGGAACAAACTGCTTCACGTAGGAGCTTACAGCGTTGAGTGTAAAGTATATATGAAAGTTACTTACCTGGTACTCCGTGTGTATATTGGTCTTTTTCGACTGGGCTTTTGCTGTATAATACGTTCGGTGTATTAAGTTGTTGCCGTCTATTATCAGAGTTTTCATTTTTATTATACTGAGCCTCAATAACAGAATAAACGTCTTCAGGTAGCTCTTCTACAAATTTAATTATATCACTGTTCCTTCCGCTTTCAAATGACTCTGTCGGGACTTTTATGTTTTTCATCGACGGTAATGATAAGCATCCAATAAAACTTTTATGTATATCAACTACAGCAAACATTTGACCCACATAATCTCCTGTCTCTATGGCGTATATATGTTTTTTACAACAATTCATCTGGTCTCGGAGGTATACCTTTTATTGAGTGAACTTCTGTAGCAAAGTATTTTAATAGGAAAGAATTTAACGCTTCATTTTTCTGTGGGGTGTTAGCTGCTCTTAAATCTATATGTTTTCCATTAAAATCATACCCCAATAATATATAGCTATCTAGATATTCGCATAAAATATGGGATAATCTTGTTGCTAGATCTTGTCTCCTCTTAAATGTTTTACGATCTTTAATATTATCTTTAAGGGCTCGTTCGACCATCTCTCTTAATTCTTCATCTTCTATAGAGTTTTGATCATGGTCCTCTTTCATATTATTATTTATTCAAAAACTGGTTATCTATCTTCTGTCCAACACCCCTTTTAAGGAGCCTTTGAACTACAACTTCGATTGAATCGGTTTTTAAGCTGAAGTTATTGTTAAACAATTGATTACCGTCGTTAAACGTAAATAAATACTCACCTTTAAATGGGGTATTTTCAAAACAAGTAATATATACTGAAGCTCCGGACGGATCTACCAACACAGTCCATTTTCTAGGATCTAGCGCGCTATACTTATTAAATATTTTTAAAGTTATAAAATCATTATCTTTTAATCTTTTAATAAAATATCCCGCGGTTTTTAATTTATTCTTTTTTTGATTATTCATTATTGAGTTAACGCTGAAATTATATATCTTAATTTAATGTCACTGTCCTCAATATCAAATACAACTACTCCATATTCTGTATTTATCTTTACCCTTATATCGTCGTTTAATAGTGAAATAAGTCGCATATTATCTAAATTAATAGAAATTGGGTCTAAACTAAAATCAACTTTACCTAGGCTTAAAGTAAAATTATCAGTATTATGTCTCGCCCTATCTGTAAGCTCGGCCATTAACAGGTTATTTTCAGTATAAAAATATATTTTATTAGTCTCACTAGCAAACGTGCTTCCTTTATAAAGACGTTGTATAGTGGCTTTGTTTAAGTTAAAATTAACATTAAATTCAAATTTGTTAATTTTATCTAAATTAATATTTGGTTTTGTTATAAACCCTTCTTCGTATAAATGATATTTAAACTTTACACCGTTACCGCTATATTGTAAATTATTTGGATTAACATCGATATGTATAGATTCTTCTTCTATAGTATCTAATACATACCTTAATTTTTTAACATCGGGTATATTTAATGTATCCTCAAATTCAAAATCAGATTTATACACACCATGAAGAATTAATGTGCTGTCTAGGCTAGAAACTAAACTAATCAGCTTGTCTTCTTTAACATCTAAAATTACACCAGCATCGTTAATCTTAGATAACGCATCTAAAAATTTTAGATATTCACCCTTGTTTCTTAGCTTTAGTGTCTTTGCCATTATCTAATTTTAGACTAATACCCTTTAAAAGCAAATTTTGCTTTTCAATTAAATTAATAAGCTTATCTATTTTTGAAGGCTCGGTGAGATTAAATTCAAGCTGATCTGGATTTTGTACATTATCTTCTACTTGTGGTGTAGATAATGCAGCAATCTCTCGCGCAGCTTGTTCCGGTGTAACGGGAACTACTTCCTGTGCAGCTTCTTGTTGTGGAGCTCCTTGTTGTGGCTGGCGCGTCACAGTAGGTAGTCTTGCAGTTTCTTCAAAAACCTGTTTGATGTGTTGTGAACTAGGTTGAAGATTACCTGAATCATTGGCAAGCATTTGATCCTGTTGATGGGCTTGACCATAAGTTTGTCCCATAAATTGCATAACAGCAGCTTTTTCTTCTGGAGTCATTCCTGGTTGCATATTACAGGTCTTTCAACAATTCGTCAATATCTTCTTCTACCGTATCACTAGCAACTCCAACCGGTTCTGGCTCTGTAGGAGTTTCAGCTGGAGTTGGAGCTGAAGTCTCTGGTGGTGTGTCATCAGTCTTACAGTAGTAATGCTCATTAAGCATGCCCTTAAGATCGTCATATGACTTAAGAGTAAACACCTCAGAAAGATCAAACCCTCCATCATAAATATCTTTTTGCTCATCTTCCGAAAGATTAATTTTACCAGCAGTAGTAAATCTTGAAGATACATAAGTTGGAAAATCGCCTTGCTGCTCAACTTTAATTTTAAAGTTTACACCATCAGGCCCAAGATCAAAAATACGAGGACCGAATTCTTCAGCATCTTCACCTTCAATAGCTTCAGTAATAATCTTTTGAAGTTGTTTGCCATAACGAAGAATCTTTACTTTGCCGTTATTATCCGGATTTGCAGGATCGTCAACAACGTAAATATTAACCAACCACTTCTCAAGGCGGCGAATAGCTTGCATTTTTTCTTTTTCTTCTTCAGAACCAGTTCGCAGCACACGAAAGCGCTCTTCAGAAATAGGATCTCGCTCACCAAACGTCTGAGGGCTTAATGTCTGAACATACTGGCCAGTCGCGTAAGAGTTCCATCCATGATTGTAATAATGAAAGAATGTCTTACTGGCATCTTTAGCATAAGGTAAGAGTCTTACCGTGTAAGTGTTACCTGCTTTAGTAGGCATAATCTCGTTAAATGTAGCCGACCCCTTACTCTCAGAACTAGCTAACGCGTCTTTAATTGATTGAAACATTGAAGTATTAAACGTACTCATGCCATAATTATACTACCTACACACTAAACTTCAACAGCTTTTGTTGTATTATTTCAATTCCTTTTTTAGCTTTTTCCTTAAGCGATTTGGAACTTACAAATTTAACCCGAGTCTTGGAATAAAGATCCGTAAAATCTTTTATAAACCAATCGAATATTTCTCTATCTTTATTTTTTACAACTCCATCCATATCAAAAGCATGTAATGTATAGAAATTAATTTTATGATCCTTTAAATGCCAAAATATTTCGGGAGTTGCTCCTTCCCGGGAAATTTGTGCACCGGTTTCTGGAACATATGTTTTATACTCCGTGAGTGTTATTTTTTTATCGTAGCAGTAATTGTAAATAAATTTTAAACACTTTTTAAGTGTATCGATACTTTCTTCACTATCAGGATCTTGGACCTCTTTATCTTTACAGTAGAGCGAATAACACCTTATCGCTTTACGTGTATTAAAGAACGTTAAATCAAAATAATTATCCGGACCATATATCTTGTATGGTGCTATAAAAAAATCACTATAATTTATATGCGTATATTTTGATAAAAGTAAATTTAGCTTCTTTAAGGCTACCTCGTCTTTACTTTCTATGTTATCAAAATTTTGTCTTAGTCTTACCGGCTTGTTTTTTGCCTTACGAGAAGCATATAAATGGCTATTATATATTGACTTCTCTTTTTCTGTAATCATAAGTCTATATCGGAATGGGAATTAAGGAACTTTGTAATATATTTCGATTTGGTAATAGAAGGCTCAAAGTCTATAAATAGTTTAACTACATCAAAGTTAGTTTCAATGGTTAAAAGTTCCTTAAGAATATTTCTTATTTTTTCCTCCTGTAGAACTAATATAAAAATATTTTGGAGTGATAGTTTTTTGCCTTTTAATTGCGCGCAGAATGTACAAAAGCATAATAATAGATGCTCTGTTTCGTCTTTTATAAGAGTGCTAGATGGAGCCTTGGGTGTATTAATAATTAACATGCGGTAAATTGTTTGGTTAAGGTTGCAAACTGCTCCGTTAGTCTCCCTCCCGCTGCAGCAGCATGACCGCCGCCTTGACATAGGTTTTTAGCTAAAATACTTACATCTACATCACAGTTTTTAGATCTTCTAAATGAAACTGCTTTAGCTTGTGAGTTAACTATTATACCGATATCAGCATCATACTTTTTAATTAAAAAATGAGCTAGCTCACCAACCGCGTAGTTAGCAAATGTCGCGACTACATTATAACCTTTTACCTGGCCTTTAAACACGCGACCGCTTTCAACCTGGTCTTTAAATTTTTTAAAATATAACTTAACAGCATTCTTTTCATGTAATGTAAAGTCTCTGTACCCATCAGAAAATGCTGAAATAAACTTTTCCGTTTTTGGGGAATTTAGATTATAGTAAATAGCGTTTAATTTAAGTGATTCTTTATATTGTGTATCGTACCAATCATATGTACCAATATACTCAATTAGCAATAATTGCTCATTGGTTAAATGTAGCAAATGGTCTCCAAACTTATCAATAATTAAATCAACAGTTGACCGATAACCGTGGTCCGGATAACCTTGTATTATAGTTTTAGCTTTACTATATAAGGCCTTATTTTTAATATGGGCTTTATGTGTATCAATAACAACAACATTATCTCTATCCGCTAACTTAATTTGCTCTGGAGTTAGGTTTAAATCAACAATAAAAACTCTATCGTAGTGGTCTAATGATTGTAAGGCGCCTTTAAATTTACCCGTAAACATACATTCCGAAACATCATTAATATTAAATGTTTTGGCATCTTTATATAACCACTTTAATACAAGAGCTGAACCAGCTCCATGTAAATCAGTATCAGTCCATACCTGAATGTTCACTACAATTATTTATAAAAAGTTCCTTATGATGCAAGTCCAACGAGGGCGCTTAGGGTTTCCATACTATCATCCTCAAATTCTATATCATCTGCTTCTTCAATTGAAAGCGTAGGGTAATTTATGCGCATCGCCTGTGTCATTCCTCGAGGGCCATACCGATTTTTCATCATCCCCAATCTTATAATTCCTAATTCCCTGTCTTCTTCATTTTGGAAAATAGACACAATTACATCTGCTGTCGCAGCTAAGCCGATTGACTCTGAAATAGTAGCTAAGTCGGGGTTATCAGTGTCAAACCCTGCTCTGTTTAATTGTGTTGCAGAAATAATAGGGCAATTAAAGAGATAACTCATAGCACGCACCTGCTCTGTAACATGTTTGATCCTTTCATATGAATTATTACCCATTGTTGAGTGCATGAGGTTAAGGTAGTCGAGTATTATAGCATCTAACTCAATACCTTGCTCTTGAAACTTCTTTATAAACCCTTTTAGTTGGTTTGGTGTAATTGTAGCCGGGGGAAATTCCTTAATAAAGATTTTACCCTTTTCTTCACTTATTGCCTGCTTAATAGCCGGTGTATTACCGACCAGCTCTTTCATAGGTACTTTAGTTACATTAGTACAAATACGTCTAGCATATAAAAGCTCCGACATTTCCAATGTTACAAGCAGTACGTTCTTACCTTCTTGCGCAATGTTATGTGCAATGTTGCCTAAAAAGATAGATTTACCAATATTTGTCTCACCAGCGAAAACATACAAAGATTTACCGGCTTCTAAAAACCCACCTCCGAGGTTATTATCCAACCATTCCCACTTACTCGGAATATGACGTTCAACAGAGTTAATATCATCTATTAGTGTATCGATATTAGAATACAAATCTAAACCTAAATCAGTTACAAGGCTAATATTACAAGACTTTTCAAATTTATCTAAAACATCTGATGTATCTACCTTACCGCTTGATACATCTTCCGCCACATTGAGCATTGTATGATAAACAGCCTTTTCTTTTAGGAACTGTTCCGTATTATCATACAGCTCATCATGATCTAAAGTTTTATCAATATCATTAAATGACTGCACTAGTTCCTTAAATGAGTTTTTTTGGTCGTCGGAAACTAAATGAGATTTAATCTCGGTTACTGTAGGGAGTTTATTTCGTTTTTCAGAAAAGTCCTTAATGATACCAAATATGCTTGCTATGGCCTTATTTTTAAAGTAGTCCGGTTGGACGAAATCCGCTATAGAAGCAAGATAAGTCCCGTCTGTAAGAGACTTGTACATAAGGACGTTTTCAAAATAATCTAAGTCCAGTTTGCTCACAATTCAATAATATAATAGCCTACTTGGTTTTCCACTTATTGAGAAACCACTCTTGCCCTTTATTAAACTCTTCGGTGACGGAGGCGAGTCCAGGAGAATTGTGTGTAACTAAAATATCCCCTACACCTACCTTAAACCCGGCTTTGTGACATTGCATAGAATAATCTAGATCATAAAAATGCCATTTTACAGGGCATTTTTCATCAAACCTTATTTTACTGAACACCTTTCGCTTTATAGCCATAAAAACTCCATCAATTAATACAACGCGTTTTGGATAAGTTCCAAAGGACGTCATATGTTTTTTATTTTCGTTACCATGAGCCACTGCTCCATGCAAATTTTTGGAACCAATCCCACCACCCATTAAATGCCATAGTGCAGGTGGGTTTAAATTTACTTCCGTTGTTCCAGCACAACCTACGACATCAAATTTTGTAAACAATTTATCTAACCTATACTCTGAATAATTTTCTAAGATAACATCATCATGAACTAAAACCAACTTTTGGATATTCTCTTGCATTGCAAAGTCTATAGCCTTATTGTATATTTGATGAAGCGAATCTTTATTATTTTCCTTAAAGGTCACCAAACGACCTTTGGTGTTCTTCCAAAGAGTTGTATTTGTTTCTTTACCTGCAGTTGCAGAAAATATCATTGTATTCATTATATAAAGGAAAATGGTGAATCGTGTTTAAACTTGCATACTTTATTCCACCTTCTGGTTTTAGTGTTAAGTTTCATTAGTACTCCCTCAGGTAGTTCTTTAAATTTTTCACCACCTAACGTCGAATAATCGCCATTATTTTTGTAGTGTAGTAAGGAGCCTGATCTAGCTATAAAAATTTCATTAGTATCACAAAAAACCATACTAAGAGCAAAGGTGCCAGTTAGCATCTCTAAAGTTTTTTTAATAATATTTTTAGTATTTACTATGAGTTTACCCTTTTGTTGTTCTTCTTGGGTGAACTTTTCAAGTAAATTAACTATAACAGCAGTATCAATATTATTTGTTAAGAAGTTACAATAAGTTTGTTTGAGCTTTTTGTGATTTGTAAGGACACCATTATGAGATACTAGCCATGATAAGGATTCAAATGGGTGTGAGGTGTTATATGTCCAAGATCTCATAGCAGAAGTAGGGGCTTGAACATGACCAAGATAGTAATTTGCATCTGGTTCGTATGTGTACTTATCAAAATCAATATTACCTTTTTTCTTACGTATATATAGATCGTCGTCTGTCAAGCTTACTATACTACTGGCAAAATTACCTCTTTTTTTGTTAGCTTCATACAACACTTCAAACATACAAGTATTGAAAGATCCAAAAATAGCGCACATACCTTATATTAATATAGAATCACTATTATTCAATAAAGTTATTTTTCCCAGTCAAACTTAAACCCGGGTTCCCACATATGTGAATTATCTACATATCGACTGCGTAGCCCATCTGGTCCTTCAGCCCTTGTTTTTTCATCTATACGACGCATGCGGAGTTCGTACGAGGTTGGTTCTCCTACAGGATCACGAAACTCTTTAGGTACCCTCCAAAATAAATCAATATTACCGTATCTCTTATCTTTTGCTAAAGAAAAATCCGGATAATCGACACCATCAATAGTATACCACTTTTTCTTTTTCTTTTTGGGCTTTTCAATCCCGAACCCACTTAGCGTTTTCTTTCCTAATCCTCTAACCTTAAATAAATCATTATTATTTCTAAAGGGCCGCATCCCCTTAATACGTTTAGATGTGGTCCTTCCGACTCCAGATAGATTACACAGCTCCTTTTCAGTCATTTCATTAAAATCTTTATAATTCAGCTTCATAGGTATAAATATATTATATGAGTTCCTTTAACTACACCGATGATTTTAGCGGCTTTAATGATTTAATCAACAGGGCAGAATTACTGACAGAAATGGCAGATACGGCAAAAAAAGCGCTCGCTCAACTTGCCAGGACAAAAGATGGTAAGGTGGGGTTAAATGAACTTATTAAACTCTATAAACATAAAAGAACTGATAAATCTCCAGCGGGCTCATACGCAAAAAATATGCTTTGGCTTAGAGCTATGCATGCTAAAGATTTAATTGACGATGACCAGTTTAACGCTATTAACGCAGGTAACATGGGGTCATCAACTGAATTTGCGAAGGCCGTTATAAAGGTCGCTCCGGATGCTCATAAATCTTTATACGGTGATGATCAAAAAAGTGAGGAACTCATTAAGTATATAGGTGACGATGCAGCTCGACTGGTTCGTGTTGCTATAATGAACATGCCTGGTGATCATTATATCGCCCCTGATTTAGAGGACGATGAATTGCAAGATGCAGTAGATGACACGGAAGTAGAAGATGATCTAGCCGATCATAAAGATGAGATTGGTCACGAGATAGATTTGACATCGGAAGACCCGGGGGCGGAGGAAGCCCGTTTAAGATACGCTAAGGGGATAACGAAAAAAGAAGTTGAAGATACTGTTTTACCATTTGATGATATTGATGTGATATTTGGTGAATTACCAGATAGAGACGAGATCATCACGAAGATGGTAGATAAGTTTAACCAGATGGATCCCAGGATTAAAGCTGGTCGTATGTCGGGAGGTGAAGGGCTTAATATTGAAGTGCCGGTTGGCGCGTTTAATTATAACGAGGTTGGTGATCAAATTACTGGGATGGCTCGGAGCCTGTCACCATATGCAAGAAAAATTGCAGGTGATAATTGGATTAGTGTAGATGTGATATCTGACACGCCCAAGTCGGATGAAGATTTCGAAATGGGTGTTGAAGATGAATCTAATGAATATGAACAAGGGTTAGACCAAGTTCAGAGTGACGAAGAGGCTGAAGATTGGGCTAAAAAGGCCGCGGCCAGTATTGAGAAGAAAGGAACAGAAGGGGAATTTACTAAATACTGCGATGGTGATGTTACCCAGGCGTGTGTTGATAGAGCTGCTAGAGGAAAATCTACAAAGCGGAAGCGGCAGGCTGCTTTTGCTGCCAATATTAGTGGAAACGATAGATTGACATATCCTAAAGAAGAAGAAAGCCAGGAGGAGCTTGATCACTTCTTAACTAAAGAGCAGCCAGAGGATTATATCCCGTCGCCTGATTATGAGGATGTTTTAAATGATCTTGTTAACAAAGATAAGAAAGAGCATGCACTAAAGAAATTAAATGGTGACGGTGAACGGCATCGACACAGTCCAATGCTCGACTCTTATCAGACTAGTACTGCAGGTTATCTTACTGAGCAAACTTCAAAAGATAAGCGTAACAAGAAGTCAGAGGT